GTTTGTCTTCGCTAAAAGAGACCCAGTCCTCTTTAAACATTTCCGACCCACGAGCTTCAAACGACGCCATAAATTCTTGACGGAACGCATAAGAAGACATAGATCTTTTAGCAATGTCAATTTCATCTGGATCCAAAATAGGGTTATCGTAAGATGTAAAATGCCAAGCTTTGTACGTAGGGTCATCATCTAGTTCCGCATACTTGTAAAGTTCGTAAAAGTGGTTCCTTCCCATAGGTGTGCCTATAAACATTGCACATCCTTTTTGGTCAGCCAAGGCAGGTCTCAAAATCTGCTCAAATACCTCTGGCTTCATATCAGCGTACTCGTCCATGACTAGAAACTTGAGGCTGACACCTCGCATGGTTTCTGGTCTATCGGCTCCTTTGAGACTGATAGTGGCTCCATTAATAAGCTTAATTTGAAGATTATTAACATGACTACCACTGATAACTTCAGTCCCAAGATCGAGAAGGGTGGACCACATAATGTCTCTGGCTTGTCCCTGAGTAGGTGCGACGTAAAATACATGACCTCTTTCTGCCTGTAGTGCGTTAACAATTAACATCCATGCTGCTAACCTAGACTTACCTGTACGTCGCCCAGCAGCTACTATTTTAAATCTTGTTTCATCTGCCCAGACATTTTGCTGCCAAGGCAGTAGTTCAATATTAAGATCCATTGAAATTATTAAATACCGCTGGTGCTTCTAACAAATCAAATGTAACGACTACTTCGATGTTACCTGCACTACCTGCTGCTGCTTTAATAACGTCTCCCGGCTGTAGAACAAATACTGCATTGCCATCAATCAGTAAGTTTTCTTTTGACGATATGTTAGTACCGTTATAAATATATACATCTGGAGTAGGACTAGGCTTGTCTACAAACAACGTAATGTCGTTAGTTGAGTTGTGTAAGTTAGCAATAAACGCCATGTTCCAATGTGCAACATAACCATTAGGTATTGTTACGATTGTCTGCGTACTAGTATCTGTCAGGTTCTTGTTCTTTGTATATAACATTAGTATGTCCACATAACAGGTGTTGTGCCACGGGTGTCAACATGAATAAAGTCAGAAGCAACACCAATACCTGTAAATCCTAGAGCCAAAGCAGAGTGTACAAGCTTAAGGCGATCAGCGGCGTTTGTTATTTTTATATCTGCCGCGATCCCTTGGGCGTGTGTACCGGGTACTTCTTTTTTATTTTCTATTGGGTGCATCGTAGGATGACGATACCCACTTGTTATTACAAAAGGAAAACCACAGTATGCCCGTAACTCATCTAGCTTCTCTAAAAAGTCTTGCTCCATGTTATTGGTGCCAGATACCTGACAGTCAAACTCTTCGCGTGTAAAATGCTTAAGACTCATCTACTACTTCTCCTTCTAGTATGGTAGGTTGTCCTACGTCTACTGCACCGACACCACTAATGTTAATCTGTATAGCGTTACGACCACCATCTTTAACAATATCTTTTTCAAAAGCAGCAACAGGTAGGATACGATCCATAACTAGTTTCCAAGCTGCTGATTGGTTCTTATGTTCTGGATCCAACGCGGCATCAAAGATAGCGTCCATAACAGCACGAGAACGAGGAGAATTAAGCATTCGTGCTTTGTATTCGTTGATGATGGCTGCATCACCCTTTGGTCGTCCAACAGAATTCCTATTACCTTTCTTTTTATTAGTAACAGAACTTCTTTTAGGTCTACCCACTGGGTTTTTCTTTTCCGTCATACTATATAGTCTCTACCTAGAAAGGGTTTCTGGTTTAATTCTTATACTTGTAGGTACTTAGTACTAGTAATATGTACTTATACAAAGTACTTTTTGTTATTGATCTATATATACATATATTATAGCATACTTTTTAGGATTTGTCAACCCCTAATAGCACTTTGTAGGGAAAAAACACTGTATTTACAGCACAGATTCTATGCTTTTACAGTGCAGATTACCCTTATGTCCCAGGATTATAGTAAATTATTGATATATAACTAAAAGATCTAGTAGCAAAGACTTCCAATTTTGCTCTTTTTTGTGTCTGAGAAGGACACTCCGCATGTTGTTGTGTCGTCTCCCCTCCCCCGTCTACGTAAATTTTCACAGATCAACAAAAATAATTTTATAGACTGCGCTGAGACTGTAAAAGCCTGAGAGTGAGTGTTGGTGCGGGTCCCACAAAGGATAAAATTAATCTGGATTAATTCTCTGCCGTTTGACGGATAAAAAATTATTTAGTACCATTCAGTTGTCGGGCAATACCGCGCGGCATTAACTAAATGAGAATCATTATCATGTCAAATATCGAAACATTAGGAACACGAATTGCAAAGGCCATGATCAAGGGCGACGACGCCATTGCGAAGGCTACTCAATCTACACTGAACAAGGTCTGCGACGAGGTAATCAAAGCGGCGCGTGCTGGTATCACCAAAGCCGACCTAAAGCCACTACGGGCGAGTATCGTTAGCCAGTACGTTGAAGCGGGTAACGAGGAATCATCCGCAAAGGTTCAGGCGTCACAGGTCATGCGACTGGTAAAGGTGGCGGCGAATCTGGATAAGAAGCTTTCAGACTTTCACGAGATTCAAGATGTCGACGATGGGGTATCGACACTATGCACGGCGGCTGATAACGCAACGTCGCTAAAAACGTGTTACGAGTCGCTAGGCATCCCGAAGGCCGACGACGTAGCCACCGACGAAGAAGCCAGCGACGAAGGCACCAGCGAACCCACAGCCAGTGAAGCGAACGAGATCGGCCACCTGTTCTCAGAGTTCATGCAAAAAGCTTTCGAGAATGGCCACACCAAAATGGAAATTGCGCACTACCTCGCACAAGTATCAATTGATCTACACCGCGACGCTAGCTAACCCGCTCCACCGTAGTACTTCATAGCCGCCTTCGGGCGGTTTTTTTATGCCTGTAAAAAATGGTTGACACTGTGGTGTGGTGGGTGATTTGACACCATTATTTCTATTTGAGATAATAGACATGTTGGGTATTCGTTCTGGTTATATGCCTGACAATAATTAATCCAGATTAATTTTTACGAGGGTTACAAAATGATGATTCAATATTTCGATGATCGTGCAGATCGTGAGTGGTTGGGCATTGTCCCTGAGTTTTTTGCTCGTGCGGTCGTAGCGCATAGGTTCTGTGGTGGTGGTATTGCTACCGTCGCGGATGAGATGAACGCAGACTATGGGATGGGTGGATTCGCTGATCATTGGAGCGGCACCATAGATGATGATGGTGTGTACCATGCACCAGAAGACAAGCCGCTTGAGCCATTCGCTCGCGTTACGTATGGTGGGTGGACGATGTGGGCTTATCCTTATTCGATATTCGGTATCAAGGACAACGTAGGTAATCAACGTGTTGGGAGGTTTGACTGATGGTTAGTATTACTAAGAATCAACAGCAGAGTCTGTTGCGGAAGTGGAGGCAGTCTGATCAGGGTATGTCGTACCGTGCGTTTAGGCGTACAGTTGAGCCGATTGTATGTGATCAGGCAGTTGCGATTAAGTGGTGTGGTATGTGGTTATGTATTGAGCCCGATGGCTATACACATTCGTAAGGAGGAGTAACGATGGATATTCATTGCAGACATTGTGGTGAACCGTGGGATCATGACGAGTTGCATGATGTGGAGGGAGCGTCATACAAGGATGCTGTTCAGTTGTTTGTTAAGCATGGGTGTGGTGCGTTTGGTTTCGAGCCACCACTACTTACGTGTAAGCACAGCCCTATCTATCCGCCTGATATGATGGAGTTGATACGAACAGCGCAGGATATGTCACCGTACCCTGACGAGTGGAGTAGTCCTGATGAGATTGAGATGATGTTAGAGATGGCGGAGGATATTTTCTAATGTCTATGGTCTTTGAGTGTGTTGTGTGTGGTGAGTGGTTTCGCAGTGAGAAGGATGTCTACCAAGAGGACAACGGTGACTGTATCTGTGTGTCGTGTTGGGAGGATAACGAGGAAGAGCTAACGGAGAAGTACTATGGGAGAAGTAGTAGATCTATTCAACAATAAGCAGGTGTCTGCTAGGTGCATGTCTTGTGGCGAAGTGCATTCGTGCATAGTTGACGGGGATGCGTGGAATAGCTACACTAGTAACAGGTCAAGCGTTGTGCAAGAGGTCTTTCCTAATGAGGATACGTGGACAAGGGAGATACTTATAGCTGGGCGTTTGAACTTTGGTATTACAGGCAGATGTAGTCTGTATATGTGTAAGAAGTGTTGTGATGAATGGGAAGAGGAGTAGTAGTTATGCATTTTACGGAAAACAGAGTTGCGCAGTATTTTATTGACGCTGTGCTAAGAGATCCAGACAAGAGCATCAGTGTGTTTGGTGAAGGTGAAGGCCCAGATGTCAAGAAGTCTCAGGAGCATATGACTGTGTTGGACAACATGGGTCAGTGTGACTTCGATGACATACAGGTGTGGAGTGACAAGGAACAGAGGTATGTTGCGTGGTTCCAGTTTATCTACGGCAATGTCACAAGTACCAGTGAGGCAATGGAAGTGATCAATGACTACTCAGCCAATGAGTATGCTGATCGTATTATCAACAAAGTGGAGTGGTGTACAGAATGAGTGATTATTTATTAACTGACCGCGACGGTATTGATATTATTCGCAGAAAGATCAACGGGTTGAGAGCTGACATTGGTTACGATGTTATCAACAGTCCTCACAATACTGAGTTCGAGGAGCTGGAAGTATTGCTCAGTGATGCAACAGCAAAGCTGGATGATATCTCTGACAAGTTGAAGGATCACGTCTACGCATACGACGTAACTGTAACTGTTACAAAGCGTGTGTATGTACTGTCAGCAGACGAGTGCGATGCAGAGCAAGCTGCGATGGACTACGCTGTGAGTGAGCTAGACTGTCCGATAGACTGGACTGAGGATGACGTGGCTATTGAACGTCATGAAGACGAAGAGACCACTACGGTCTATGATGTGGAGGTGTAGTGTATGGCTATTGATACATGGTATGTAGTGCAGAAGTTTAACCGCAATACATGGGAGTGGGAGGAGCGTGACAGTGATGGCTCTTCGTACAACTCCACGCTTGACAATGCAAAATACTTTTGTGATAGTTATATCAAGGACGGCGAGGAGTGCCGTGTAATCAAAGAGGAGGTGGTCTATGAACCCGATGCCCAGTCTGAGTAAGATGTCAGGCAAGTTAGAAGGTATACAGGCAATCAACACCAACACCACGACGAACGAGTTCTGTATCAAGGAGTCCCAGAAGAAAGACCCAAAGCGCATATGTGGTAAGTGCTACAGCATTGGTATGCTTTCTACTTATAGGAAGAACTGCGCACCCGCGTTCCAGAGGAATAGTGACATCCTCGCTAGTGATGCTGAGTTCATTCTGCCTCGTACCTCCGGCGCGTTCGTACGGTTTCATGGGCATGGTGAGCTGATAAATGAGCAGCACTTCCGTAACTTTTGTGCGATAGCTGAAGACAACAAGCACTCTACGTTTGCGCTGTGGACTAAGCGTGTGGACTATGTACGTCCTAATCTACACCTTGTTCCTGATAATATGATTCTTGTTTATAGTAATCCTATTGTTGACAGGATAATGACAAAACCACCTCGTGGATTTGACCGTGTATTTAACAACGTATCGCAGGAGTTCGACGGAGAAGCCAACTGTACTGGACAGAAGTGTATGGATTGTTTACTATGCTACAAGCGTGACACCACTAAGGTGATCATTGAACATGAGAAGTAGGAGGATGAATGGGACGTGAATCGTGGGAGCAGTGGCATGACGATTGGCATGATCGTGATGAGTGTGTAGGTGATTACGCAGATGAGTATCACCAAGATGATATTGAAGCATGGAAGGAGGAGAGAGATCGTGAAGTTGAAATACCACATGACGCACCAACAGATAGCTGATGAACTAGGTATCAGTCGTCAGATGGTACGTGTTATTGAGCACCAAGCATTGCGTAAGTTGAGTAGGTCACCTATTCTTCAGGCTTATGCGCAACACATAAATGATTACGTGGAGGAATATCATGGGCAGAAACACTCGTCGGTATGTTAGGAATCACAAGCCGCGAAGTAAATCAAGAGGTAATAATACCTACGAACCTGTTAGCAAGAAACGTAAACGTGTGGTATACTAATCTTTATAGACTATATAGTAAGTACTTAGTATTATTAGTATTACTACTATTACTAATTACTTACTACTTATTACTATCTAAATAGGAAATTATTATGGATGCATCAAAGCGTAAAAACATGATTGAAGAGTTAACGGAAGATGAGATGTACAACGTCAACTACATGGCGGCCATGAACATGTTGTTTAACATGATGGCGATGGAGTTTGAGTCGATGGACGACAAGACGTTAGAAGCTCGTTACCTTTCTCGTTTTGGTACTAGTAATGCGGAGGTGCATTGATGGGTTTTGTTAAGCTGCATCAGAAGTGCAATGATTGTGGTTCTAGTGATGCGTTATCCTACAATGAGGATGGTTCTAGCTTTTGTTTCTCGTGTGGTACGCATACCCCTTCACCTAAGACTGTAGGAAGTGCTGTGAGAGACATTAGCGAGTATCGAGTATCAACCCCTAGGGTTAATGAAGTGGCCCTTAGAGGGGATTTTAAGGGGGTTAGAGAGCGTGGTATTGATGCCACCACTATGGCGAAGTACTCTACCAGTGTGGATGGTGACGATGTACTGTTCGGTTACCATGACAGTGATGGTGTGTTGGCGGCATACAAGAAGCGTAGTCCTGACAAGAAGTTTAAGATCGAAGGTGAATGGAAGAAGGCGGGCTTGTTCGGTCAACATCTGTTCCCTTCTGGTGGTCAGTACATAACTGTAGTAGAAGGAGAGTACGATGCGCTTGCTGCATACCAAATGTTTGGAGGTAAGTATCCTGTTGTTTCTATTCGTAATGGTGCTCAGGGAGCTTCAGCAGACTGCCGACGCGCGTATGATTTTCTAGATCAGTTTGAGCATATCATCTTCTGCTTTGATAACGACGACCAAGGTAAGAAGGCAGCACACGAGTGTGCCGATATCTTTGGTGGTAAGGCGAAGATCTACCAGCATGGTGAACGTAAAGATGCGAACGAGTATCTTCTTCATCAGGAGAAGGATGACTTTATCAAGCGATGGTGGCATGCCAAGGTATATACCCCTGATGGGATGGTGATGATAGGGTCACTCCGTGAGGAACTGAAGAAGCCATTGCTGGAGGCAGAGGTACGCTACCCATACAAGGGACTAGACGATATGACTTTTGGTATGAGACCGACAGAGCTGGTGACAATCTGTTCTGGGTCTGGACTGGGTAAGTCTACGTTCATGCGTGAGCTAGTGTTCTCCATTGCCGCACAAACCAACGAGAGGATAGGTCTAGCCTTCTTGGAAGAGACACCTAACCGTACTGCCCGTGGACTAGTAGGTCTACAGATCAACAAGCCAATACACTTACCCGGATGTGATTACGCCCCAGATGAGGTAGAGCATGTATTCGAGACGCTTGATCTAGATGACCGTGTTGTCCTATGGGATTCGTTTGGTTCTAATGCAATCGAGAATGTGCTGGCGAGGTTTAGGTATCAAGTAAAAGTACTAGGTGTTAGGTACATCATCCTCGATCACATATCCATACTGGTATCGGATCAGGCCAATGGTGATGAACGTAAAGCCATTGATGAGATCATGACTAAGCTACGTATGTTCTGTCAGGAGATGGAGATATGTATGTTTGTTGTTAGTCACTTACGAAGACCAGAAGGAAAAGGACATGAGGATGGAGCAGTTACTAGTTTGGGTCAGCTTCGTGGTAGCGCTTCAATTGCTCAGCTTTCTGATATTGTTCTTGGACTAGAACGTAATGCCCAAGCAGACGATGAGATGGTACGTAACACAACAGGAATACGAGTACTCAAGAATAGATTCAGTGGTATGACTGGACCTGCTTGCTCTGTCCTGTACAATAAGAACACAGGTAGACTGACGGAGATTATAGAGTGAGATGTAAAGCTTGCAACAAGGTACTAAACGATTTCGAGTTAACACGTAAGTTCAGTAACTCAGGAGAGTTTGTTGACTTATGTAGCGGCTGTGGTAAATTCTTAGTGGAGGATGAGATTACTATCGAAGGTAACTTAGACTACGCACACTTAGCAGATGTAGAGGAGTTGTATGATGTCGAAAATGGGACAATGGATTATCACTCAGGAACAGACTATGGAGAGGAGGACTTATGGTAGAGAACTCACAGAACGGGAGCAGATGGACATTGCCTACTACGAATATAGTATTCTTGGATATCGAAACGGATGGTCTCCAACCGACGGTAATTCACTGCGTGGTAACCAAGAGACCAAACGAGGATCACTTGACCCATACCTGTAGTGAGTCACTATGGGAAGAACTATCAGGGGCTGGCTGTGTATGCGGTCACAACTACATAGGGTACGATGGACCTGCATTGAAAAAACTTTGGGGAGTAGAGATACATCCTGATCGTGTGTTGGATACTTTGGTAATGTCAAGACTTTTCTATCCTGACATACAAGGGGGACACAGCTTAGATCAATGGGGTACTCGTCTTGGTTGTGCTAAGGGTAGTCATGATGATTGGACTAAGCTTACAACGGAGATGATTAAGTATTGCATGCAGGACGTTACTGTTACTGAGTTGTTGTACTCAAAGCTTAACGAGCAGCTACAGGCGTTTGGTTTCTCTGACAGTAGCGTATGGTTAGAGCACTCAGTAGCACACATCTGTCATGAACAAGAGCAGAATGGATTCATGTTCAACAAGACAGGAGGAGAACTACTATCCAGAAAGTTGGATACTAAGATGTCTGGTATCGAGGCTAAGTTGCAGACAGTGTTTCCACCTATACCGGAGGAGCAGAGACATCACAAGACGACAGGCAAGCCACTGCCTTTGAAGTATCAACACTTCAATGTAGGGTCACGTCAGCAGATAGCTGAGAGACTGAAGCAGAAGGGTGCTGTATGGAAGGAGAAGACACCATCAGGTAAGGACAAGGTGGATGAGTCTACTCTCAAGAAGAATCTACACATACCTGAAGCCAAGATGGTGCTTGAGTTCTTGTTGTTACAAAAACGATATGCACAAGTTATATCTTGGAATAAGGCTGTAGAAGGAGGACGAATACATGGGAGGATTAAACATATTGGGGCTGTTACAGGTCGTATGGCGCACTCTAGTCCTAACCTCGCACAAGTCCCTGCTGTCACTGCGGAATACGGTACTGAATGCCGTAGCCTGTTCTGTGTACCTGACAACCGTGTTCTTGTTGGCGCTGACGCTAGTGGTCTTGAGTTGCGTATGCTTGCCCATTACATGGACGATGTTGACTACACGAAGGAGATACTAGAAGGAGATATACACACAGCAAATCAACTAGCGGCTGGACTAGAGACTAGACCGCAAGCTAAGACATTCATCTATGCTTTCTTGTACGGTGCAGGGAATGCAAAGATAGGTGCGATAGTAGGTGGGTCAGCTATGAAGGGTGGTGAACTTAAGGACAAGTTCCTAGAGAACACACCAGCACTGGCTGACTTACGCGACAGGATAACGACACAGGGTGAGGAGGGATTTCTTGATGGTCTTGATGGTAGAAGACTACGAGTACGTTCTGCTCATGCTGCGTTAAACACACTACTGCAAGGAGCCGGAGCCGTCGTGATGAAGCAAGCAGTCATTCATCTGTATGAGCTACTCGACGGTATCGACTTCAAGCTAGTAGCCCAAGTCCACGATGAGTGGCAAATAGAGTGCCGACCTGAAGATGCTGAACACGTAGGTAAGTGTGCTGTACAGGCAATCATTCAGGCTGGTGAAACCTTCAACCTCAACTGCCCACTAGATGGTGAGTATCGTATCGGTAACAATTGGGCCGAAACGCATTAGCACAATCTATATAAGTGTGGTATAATATTAGTTGTTAAATTAACTGGAGTTAATTCTATGAGCGAAGCAAACATCAACATCAAATGCGAACTTTACTGGCCTAACCTGACTCGTAAGAATCAGTTGGCGAACAAGTACACAGTTGACCTAGCCCTTCTGTCTGACGAGGCTGTTACTGCTCTTGAAGATATGGGTTTGAAAGTCAACAACAAAGGTGACGAGCGGGGTCATTACATTACCTGTAAGTCAAACAACAAGTATCGTGCATTCCGTCCTGATGGCAATGAGATTCTTATCGCTGACCGTACACCTCTTGACGAGGAAGATGATCCTCAAATGGGAGTAACGGTAGCCAATGGTTCTAAGGCTAAGTGTCTTGTCAGCTTTTACGACTGGGAATACATGAAGAAGAAGGGACGTTCACCCACTCTTCGACGCATGATAATCTCAGATCTGGTTGAGTATGTACCAGAGATGGATATGGACGTTGCTTTGTGATTCTAATTGACGGCGACATGTTGGTGTATCGTGTAGGCTTTGCCTGTGATGAGGAACCAGAGAGGATAGCTATTCAAACTATGAGTAACTACATCTCTGAGATTATCTCTGATCTGTCTGAGCACTACACGGAGCATCAGGTGTACCTTACAGGGAGCAGTAACTTCAGAACAGAGGTTGCTGTTTCTCAACCCTACAAAGGTAGCCGTCCTGCACGTAAGCCTGTTCACAAAGACTTACTCCGTGAGTACATGTTAGATACATGGAAAGCGGAACTCTCTGACAACATGGAGGCTGATGACTGTATCGCTATCAAGTCTACTGAGTTAGAATATAAGTCTATCATCTGTTCTTTGGACAAAGACTTCTTACAAGTACCCACAAAGATATACGACTACACCAAGAAGATCATGAAGGATATTGACGAACGCTCTGCAACAGAGTGGCTGTACCGTCAAGCTCTGATGGGTGATCGAGTAGACAACATACCGGGTATACACGGAGTAGGACCAAAGAAAGCAGAGAAAGCACTGGCTGATTGGGAAACAGAGAGAGAGCTGTATGAGCGATGTCTTAAGTTATACGAGGAGAACGAACTCGACGCTGATAGACTATACGAGAGCCTTCAGTTGTTATACCTTCTTAGATCTACCGATGATCGTTATAGGATACCTGATGAAGTTTGACAGTAACCTAGAAAAGAAACTCTATGCACAGATGAAGAAGTGTACTTATCATCCTGCTAAGAGAATCGAGTACATCATTCCTAAGAAGTACGAACCAGACTTCTGCTACAACACTAACGGCTGGATGACGTACATCGAAGTGAAAGGTAGATTCAGAACTAGAGAGGAAGCCCGTAAGTATGTAGAAGTACGTAAGGCTTTAGGCAAGTATGAAGATCTTGTATTTGTATTTCAAAATCCTAACACACCAATGCCGGGATCGAGACGACGTAAGGACGGTAGTCGTTATCGTATGAGAGACTGGGCAGAAAAGAATGGGTTTGATTGGTACACGCCAGCTACCCTACCAAAGGAGTGGCTATGACTAGACACTTAGTAATACCTGACACGCAAGTTAAACCTGATGGCAACATAGATCACCTGTACTGGGCTGGTCGCTACGCTGCCGCAACTAAACCTGACGTTATCATTCATCTGGGGGATCACTGGGACATGCCAAGTCTCAGTAGCTATGACGTTGGGAAGAAGTCGTTTGAAGGAAGGCGGTACACTAACGACATTGTTGCAGGTAACACGGCTATGGCTAACTTTATAGCGCCTATCGAAGCAGAGAAACAACGTCTTCAGCGTAACAAAAGAAAGACGTGGAATCCTCGTATGGTTTTTCTTATAGGTAACCATGAACAGCGAATCGAGCGAGCTATAGAAGCAGACGCTAAATTAGAAGGACTAATGAGCTATGATGACTTCACGTTGGAAGAGTTCGGGTGGGAAGTTGTACCTTTCTTACAACCTATCGTCATCGACGGTATCGCCTACTGTCACTACTTCACCAGCGGTGTCATGGGAAGACCAGTCACCTGTGCAAAGCTATTGTTACAAAAGAAGTTCATGTCCTGTATCATGGGACACGTACAAGACAGAGACATAGCCTACGCACGTAAAGCAGATGGAAGTAACATAACAGGTTTGTTTGCTGGTATATTTTACAACCATGACGAGGAGTACTTAAATCCTCAAACAAACGGTAGTTGGTCTGGGATATGGATACTCAACGAGGTAAAAGACGGATCCTTTGACGAGTTACCAATTAGTATGAACTACCTCAAGAGAAAGTACGGATGACGTTCGATGAGTTGTTAGAGCACGTTGCCGAACATTACGATGAGGTAACGATCATGGAGGCTTTAGAGATAACATCAGATGATCTAGTAGAAAGATTTGCTGATAAAATACTAGAGAAACTTTACAAGTTTAAGGAGATGGAGTGAGCATAGACAATGCAACACCAAAACAATGGGACGATGCACGTAAGAGACAAGTGGGCGGAAACCATTACGCACGTTATAACATTCAACCTATTGATTTTATTATCGACAATAACCTTGATTGGTGTGAGGCTAACGTGGTAAAGTACATCACCCGATGGCGTGACAAGAACGGTGTCGAGGATCTACGTAAAGCCATGCATTACATTCAACTACTAGTAGATAGAGAGGTGCAATCTTAATGGATGCATATCAACAATATATACATAAGTCACGTTACGCTCGTTACCTACCAGAGGAGCAACGTCGTGAGACATGGGAAGAAACAGTAAACAGATACCTAGACTACTGGGTAGACCGTGTAGAACTAAACGAGTTCGATCAAGCAGAGATCTTTCAGTCTATTCATGAACTAGATGTTATGCCTAGCATGAGAGCGTTGATGACTGCTGGAGAAGCGTTAGACCGTGACAACGTAGCTGGCTTCAACTGTAGCTACCTACCTATCGACCACCCTAAAGCGTTTGACGAGATGATGTACGTGCTGATGTGCGGTACAGGTGTAGGTTTCTCTGTTGAACGACAGTACGTATCTAAATTACCAGAAGTAGCAGAGGAGTTCCATGACACCGATACCGTTATACACGTCGCTGACAGCAAAATTGGATGGGCTAAAGCATATCGAGAACTTATCAGCTTGCTCTATTCAGGTCAGCTTCCAAAATGGGACATCAGTGGAGTACGACTTGCGGGGTCAGCCCTTAAAACCTTTGGAGGTAGAGCGTCTGGTCCGGATCCTCTTGTTGACCTCTTTAAATTTACCACTGAAATCTTTAGGGAGGCTGCTGGACGTAAGCTTTCCTCCATCGAGTGTCACGATATCTGCTGTAAGATTGCACAAATCGTTGTCGTCGGAGGAGTTAGAAGGTCCGCTCTCATCAGTCTCAGTAACCTCACTGACGATAGACTCAGACGATGCAAGTCAGGACAGTGGTGGCAAGACAATCCTCAACGAGGACTAGCAAACAACAGTGCGTGTTACACTGAGAAGCCAGACTTTGAGGCGTTCCTAAATGAGTGGAAAAGTTTATACGAGTCCCGATCAGGAGAGCGAGGTATGTTCTCTAGAGTCGCAAGTCAAAAGCAAGCTGCAAAGAACGAGCGACGAGATGCTACCTATGATTTTGGAACTAATCCATGTAGCGAGATCATCCTACGACCTAACCAATTCTGCAATCTATCGGAAGTTGTTGTCAGGTCAACCGATACGTTGTCAGACCTTAAACGAAAAGTACGTGTTGCGGCTATCCTTGGAACTTTACAGGCTACCTTAACTGACTTCCGTTACCTGCGTAAGATATGGAAAAACAATACTGAAGAGGAAGCGTTGTTAGGTGTATCACTAACAGGTATCATGGATCATCCAACCCTATCAGGAAGGAGAGATAAAGGTGTTCTCAAAACTTGGCTTACTGAACTCAAGGAAGAGGCAATTAACACTAATAAGCAGTGGGCTAACAAGCTTGGTATCAATGTTAGTACTGCTATTACTGCTGTTAAGCCTTCTGGTACTGTTAGTCAGTTAGTTGATTCTGCTAGTGGTATTCATCCACGATACTCAGATCAGTACATCAGGCGAGTACGCGCAGATGCAAGAGATCCACTGTGCTCGGTCCTTGAGGCAGCAGGAGTCCCTGTAGAGGACGATGTAATGTCACCCAGTACCAAGGTATTCTCTTTCCCTATAGCGTCTCCTGAAGGGGCTGTGGTGGCCTCTGAGATGGGTGCTATGGAGCAGTTAGAACTATGGGAGATTTATCAGGATTACTGGTGTGAACACAAACCATCAATGACTTGTTACTATCGTGACGATGAGTTCTTAGAGGTAGGGCAATGGTTGTACAACAAGTTCGACAAGATAAGCGGAGTTTCGTTCCTCCCTTATTCCGAACACACGTACCAACAAGCGCCATATGAACCCATCGACGTAGAGACCTATGAGAAGCTGAAGGAGGAATTCCCAGAGACGATTGATTGGAACATCTCTGAGAACTCTGACATGACGGAAGGGTCTCAACAGTTAGCCTGCACTGGTAATAACTGTGAGCTGTAACTTATGGGGCTTCGGCCCCTTTTTTATTTTAAAAATCTATCAAACATACCTTTCTTTTTAGGCTTTGCTGCTTTTGTAGGAGTTTTTATACCATACTTTTCTTTTCGTTCTTCTGTTAAGTAACGATCTATGGCATCACTAACAATACGAACATCAGCAATAGATGCTTTTTCTTCTTTTGATAATTTATCAGCATCACCGCCTACAAGATAATACTTATTCATAGCATCTAAATACTTACTATGATTAGCATCCTTTTTAAAAGATTCTTTAAACTCCTTAAGCTTTTCTTTCTGTAAAGATAAAAGACCAATAGGACCAGCTTTCTCTTTCAACATGTCCTCTATGATAGGCATAGCCAGAACAGAGCCTTTATGGAAAAGCTCATGAGCAACAGTACCTGTCTCGCTCAGTCTATCAGCGAGTCCTCTACGTTCTAAAACAAACTGAGGAGTAAAGTAAGCAACGTCTTCTTCTCCTTCATAAGGAGTAACCATATCGGCGCTACTTATCTGCTCTGCTAGATACTTGTTAGCGGCCTCATACTTTTCGCCTTCTGGGAAGAAAGCACCTGTAATAAGACCGTCGCTTACCCTAGCAGGACGCTTCATAGCCCTAAACTCAGTGTTTGGGTTAGATAGACCAAGACCCATCATAAAACCTAAAGACGTACCCGGACGACCTTCTTTAGGTAATCTGTTGACCATATCAATAACAAACTCACTGCTAAGAGTGCTCTCAGCTTGTCCCTTAGAACGGTCACCGTATACAGTTTCTGCTTTGTTACTTTTCATATTTAGTCTTCCAGTACAGCCGCTGCTGTGCCTACAGAGTTCTTAAGGGCAGGCACTTCCATAATGTGCTTGAAAGCTTTCTTAGGCTCAAGAGTAATAAGATCCATACCTGCCTTACCGCCTATAGAAATCAAACCACCAGCAGGAGCTATAGTAGTAAGAGCAAACTCCCAAGGCTCTTCTTTTAGTTTATTTAATCGGTACTGTGAAGTCGGTGCTTTGTTAAGGCTAAGAACAGAAAGAGGTTGATCTACTACTGCTTTAAACAACAGCTCTTCTCCAGTAATCTTGTCTTCTCCCCCTGAAAAAACATAGTCTCGTGCTTCATCAATAACAGAATAACCTACTCCAGCGCTGGCTATGTAGAGAGCTGAATTCTTAGCGGCCTCTCCTATATTACCTTCTACAAGATTGTCAAATACTTTCTTCCTTAATAAGGACCGTTGTACAATAGCAAAACCCATTAAGGTATATAAAGGACGAAGAGCAGGAGACTTAGACCAACGTAAAGGGCGCCCAGCAACGGAGGTAAGTTGTTGTTGTCCTAGTCCTGCATAAGCAAGATCAGTCATTAGCTTAACTTCTTTTTCCGACATAGCTTCTATATTTTTACCATGTTTACGGAAAGCATTAATAATAGTAAACCTATCCGCCTCAGAAAAATAATTACCCCACTTCTCGTTGAACTCTCCCTTTTTAGCTAAGTCATAACCGTTTTCAATGACGCTGTTCATAACAGCTCTCTTACCTAGACGATCCATGCTACTAAACAAAGTAACCTTAAAACCCTTTTCTAATCCCTTAGCCAGTGCTCTGTTTGCTTTGTCAAGACGACTAGGATCACCAGCCATCTGATTAAGTTCGTCTACTAACTTACCAGCAAATTCCCCTTGCGTTTGTCTGTTAATACCTGACAGTTTAGGATCAACAAAACTTTCTTGTCGCATATTAAAAGCACGAGTAGCACCACGAATAGTAGCAGCAGTACCGTTTAAAAGAGGAGATACAAACACGTCATGCAGGTTGAGTACCGCTGACTTAAGAGACATCAACGTACCGCCATAGCTTAGTGTTGATAAAAGCTGTGCAACAGCGGGAGCATATTGTTGAGAACCAATAACCATGTCCTCAATAACACGAGCACCTCTAGCAGCTACCTCCTCTGGTAAGTCTTCGTTAAGTCTTTTAGCGATAGCTTTAAAAGCTTCTTCACCTGTAGGATTTTTAACACCAAGAGTACCTACGTCTGTACGTTTAGCTATCTCATTTAAGAAGTCATTCTGACTAAGTAATTTAAAGTCGGTTAAGAAGGGATTCTGATACATTTCTATCATTGCATCATCAGCCACTTCCCTATTAGACAACGCTTTTCTAGATTGATCTTGTTGTATTTCTAAGTAGTTTTTACGTCCTTGATCCGCATAGGTGCGTTCTTTCTTACTTAAAGGCTGTGTCTGTACGTGTAATCTTTCTGTTTGTACAGATACTTCTTCACCGATGTTAAGACGTTGCTCCTTAAATAAGCCACCTCTAAAGTTTAGGTAGTTATTAACTGCCTTTAGTTCTTGTTGATTAACACCAGCATCAGACAAACGCTTCAGGAATTGAGTACGATTATTACCTTTTATACCACGAGCATAATCAAGCATAGCCTTAGCAGCTTCTTTGTTTGTTCTCCAAAGCTTTATTACAGGAACCGCAGGAAGGAGAAAATCATCATAAGCTCTATTCATTTTACCGCTAGAAGATTCAGCAGCTACTTTAACTAAACCCGATAATTCAGGACTTACTTTGTAGTAAAGCGCATCTTCTGCTGTATCAAACGTCTCAGTAAAAAAACCTACGTCTTTTTGAGCGGCTTGTTTTCCCATCGTAAACGTAACTCGTTTGGGAGCGTCGGTCATTCTTCTTAATTCAGAGAAGTCTTCAGCTTTTTGAAACTGCTTACGTAAGTTGTACTCAGTTTGCATCTGCTCTCTGGCTTTCATAAACGTAGTGAACTGATCGTCGATAGCTTCTTTAATGTCAGCTTTCTTGTCTACTTTACCAATACCGGGAATGTCATAGCCTTCCTTTGCATTACCAGTAGCACGAATACCTGCATACTCATAACCCCCAGAAACACGTTTAACCTTACCACCACTACCATCAGGAGTAACAGCACGAGCTTCTATTTGAGGTCTGTTGTCATCAGTCATTTCTCTGATGTCGTCTGATATACCTCTAGTAATAGCAGACTCTTCGGCAGCCTCTATTAAAGCCTTAGTACCTATTTGCTCTGCTGTCTTTGTCATACCAAGACCAGCAAGGTCTTTTAGCGCAGACATAAACTTAGTAGGATCACGAGCAACTTGAACAGCACCACTGCCTCCCAAAGTAGCTATAGTAGATAACAATCTAGGACCATACATAGCAGCAGTACGTTCTTCCATGAAAGGACGATCTAAATCAACAGCCGTTCCTGACATCATCTCACGAAGAGAACGTACATCATCGCCTGTAAAGAATTCATAGCCAGCACGAACAGGAGAAGCTATAAAGTCAGCAGTATCTACAATAGCACCAACACCAGCAGAAGACATTTCTTGAATACCTTCCGCTAAGTTCTCAAGCACAGTGTCTTCAGCCGCCTCTAACTGGTACTCAGCCCTTACCTGTTCTTCTTGAGCTTGTACTAACTCTTGTTCTAGTCGCTCACGCTCTGGGGCTGTTTCATAAACTCTAAAAATGTTTTTAAGATCTTCTTCAGTAGGAGGCTTGTCACCAGTTAACGACAAAGTACGCCCAGTAGTGGGATCTGTTACTTCATAAGTAGGCATTGTTAGATTTCCCTTACTGTAAAGCTACCTATTTGTTTTGTTTCTTTTTCTTCTTTAGGCTCTTCAGGCTCCTGTACAGGCTTCTCTCCTAGTTGAAACCTACGCTCTTCTAATAGATCTTTAATATTTTGTTGTTTAACAAACAAAGCCAATTCATAAGCTTTTTCTTGAATCTCTTCTTCACTTGGATCACTATACCAAGTTGACCCTAGTTGTCTCTTAGCCTCTGCTTCTTGAGCTTGAATATCTCTAAAGCTTGGTCCTTCAGTTAGCTCTTGCTCTAGCCTACGTATATCAGTTCTAATAGTAGACTTTCTAGCCACTTCTCTCCCTACCTCGTTTCTTACAGCAGTATTAAGAGAACGCATAGCCTCTTCAGCTAATTTTCTTTCTCCGGGATTCCATGTCTCCCCAGCTTCAAAGTCAGGTTGTTTAATATCATCTAACTCTGATATATATTGATCTTTTAACTTAGGGTCAATATTAGATTCGTTAATTCTTGTTCTTAACTCGCTATCAGGAAGAGGCGCTTTTTTCATTGCTAAGTTTTCAGCTGCTTTTGTTGATGCATTACTCATCTGAAGCTCAAACAACTTATCTCTTTCTCTATCTTCTCTCAGCTCTTCAATAACATTACCAAAGCCTTTATTTATTGCCTTCTGCTCAAACGCTTCCCTAGAGTTTTCAGGAGTAGCATAGTAAGCATTCATTAATGCTCTTTCGTCTCTCTCCCTCTCTTTGTTCGATAAATTTATTTCTGACAAATCTCTTTGACGGTCTGCATCTGACTCTTTCTGAGTACGTCCAGATATAGAAGTAGGATCTACCCCTGCTTGTACAGCAACCCTAGTCATGATTCTTTCAATCTTAAGCTTTTCTGCATCAGTTGCAGCCGCCTGTCTAGCCGCTTCTAAACCTTGAAGACTGCGCAGAGAACCTTGTTGAACAGCCGAAGTTTCTAACTGTTGAGCCTTTAATATTTCATCAGGAGTACGAGCAATACTTTTCATATATTGAGCTTGCTCTACTGGACCCATTTTCTTTAAAGCCTCAAGGCGCTCTTGTTCACGTCTCTTACCCGGAGCAGCACCCATCTGTTGTGCAGCAGTAAACAGCCCCTGAGCATACTGAGGCTGTGTTGCAGCTTGTACAAAACTTCTACCAAACCTAGCCATTAGTCATCTCCTCTTGTAAGACCCGCTAACAATCCAGAACCAGCCGCACCAAAGAGGTTAGCCTGTCCAAGACCTGCACCCAACAACGCATCAATACCAGAAGCACTCGCTTCACCAAACAAACCCGTACCGTACAACTGTGCTTGTTGTGCTTGAGCCGCCGCAGTCTGACCGGGTGCTAAACCCTGTAGAAGCATTTGTTGTGGTAAGTAACTAGCGCCTAACGCACCCATACCTAACTGTTGTGCTTGCTGTTCTAAACCAAGCCTTCCAGACATCAACCCTTGACCTGCGTGTAGCGCCTGCAAAGCTCTTGCTTGCTGTGCTGCTTGTAGACCTTGTTGTTGTCCTGCTAAAGATGTACCCAGTCCAGCATACTGAGCGCCTAATCCTGCTTGCTGTCGCTGTTCTGCTTGA